GAGGGAAATTTACCTCTTCGTCAACCTCCTTCTGCCAATAGGAGAAGTAGTCCTGGATAACGTAGGAGACTACTTGGAAGTCGTACTCCTCGCGCAACTCCTCCTTGGTGAAGCTGCGGCCCTCTTCGTTGCGGTTGAGAATGCGTGCGAAGAGGTCGGAGAATGCGGTTAGTAAGCGTAGTTCGCTGTTCTCCCTGTCCCGCATGTCGCGTAGGGCTATGAGAGTCTCGTACATCGCCTGTGTGGGTCGCTTGAGGTTGAGCGTGCTACCGTCCAATAGTCGGATCTCGTAGTGTCGGTTCATTGGTGTTAGGTCTAGCATTTCATTTCCCTTCTCTAAAAGAAAAAGGGGAAGGATTGTCTCCTTCCCCGTTCGCTATTCACCGCTTCTAATCTCTGCTAAAACCCCGCCTGTCATAGCTGAGCATGTGAAGGTGGGTTCAAAGGTAACTGCATCGTCCGCGGAGAAGGCAAGTTCAAAACCGTCTGTGTTCTTGCCGACAATGGTTACGCGGAGTGGTTGTGTCTTGTGCTTGAAGCGGACAACGTATTTCTTGTTATCGTCGTTGGATACGCCACCGATTTTGACTGTGGTTACACCGTTGGTTGTGGTGACTTTGCCTGTGGGACAGATTTTAACAATGTCTGCGGGTGTTCCCATGAAGGCACCGCATTTGAAGGTGGCCTTGTCCGTGGAGAGGAAGGACTCCTTAACGTCTCCGTTATCGTCCTCAATCTCCGTGTACTCCGTCTCGTAGGAGAGTGTGGCGCCGCCTTTGGTGTATCCGAATTGGTTTGCGGTAGTCTCAATTGCTGAATCTTCTGGGATTGTGTCGTTGGTGTATTCGACGATGTAGATACGTCCGCTTCCTAGTGTGATGTCGTTAGTTGCCATTAATTAAACTCCTAACTCTTTGTGGTTACGTCGTAGTAGGTCAACAGCTGCGGGAGTCCGGTGAGTTCGTCCTCAACCGTCCCTCCCCCGTTGACCTGGATGGTGAGGGAGCCTAGTCTCTCGTCCGCGCCAAGGGTCACTAGCGCGTCCGCTATGGCTTCCTCTATGTCTATCGCTTCCTCCAGCGTCTCCGCGGTCACTCGGAGCTGGTATCTCCAGGACTCCACCACCGCGTTGTCACCCTGCCTGTATGCCTGGTATGTGACGCAGGGAAGCTGCGTGATTGTGCGGCTGGAGAAGGCACGTGGGGCTATCCCCGCTGCTTCCTCCACCGCCGCGTTCAACTGTCTTATGATGTTCATCTATATTAGCCCCTCGAAACACTCGCGTATTTTGGTTGTGTTCTGCTGCATCGCGGGTTCCAGGTAGGGTCGCGCCTTCATGCCCACCGTGGTCGCGTACTTGGTGCCACCGTCCGCGTAGTAGGGGTAGGTCCAGGGATCGTCCCTTCCCCCTCCCTTCTTCGCGTAGATGCCCGTCCCCACCTCAACGTAGGGTGCGTAGGCCAGGTTGGAGAAGACTACTCCCTCCGTCCCGTTTGGGGACACCTCGAACTCTATTGACCTGCGGAGCTCGCCCGTCTTGGATGGTGCGTTCCTGATAGCGTCGTTCCGCACTATCGCGCAAGCCTTGCCCATCGCGGTCTGCAGCATGGTTGGCATTCTCTTGGATAGCGCCCGCAGGTTCTGCGATACCTCGTTGTCGCTAGCCATTGGTGACCTCCTGGAGGTAGAGGACCTTGTCCGCCCTGTGCGGGACAACGGACTCAACTACGTATCTCCCGTCAATCCTCCAACCCTTCTGGATTCTCATGTCCTGCGTGTAGCCCACTAGGCTGGTTGAGGATAGGGAGAGGTCGTTGGCTGTCTGTCCCGTGGTGTCCTGTAGGATGATGTAGGCCCGTGTCTTGCCCTCGTCACTCCAAGAGTGGTGGGTGTGGTTGTAGGAGTCCGTCACCTCGCGTGGGGACTCCAGTGAGTACTCCGCCATTCTCCCGTAGAACATTAGAGGACCCGCATTCTCTTGTGTCTCTTGAGTCTCTTGTAGACCTGCGGGGAGTAGTCCTGCGCGTAGGCAAGGCTGCTCCCACCGGCTCCCTCGGAGACTAGGCCCTCGGATAGAAGGCGGTTAATGTCCTGCTTGCACATGTCCAAGAGAACGGAAGTTAGTGTTGCGGGGACCTCGTCCAACCCGCAGTAGTCGAGGACGAAGGACTCCGCCTGTGAGACAACCTGTGCGAGTACCTCGGAGCTAAGGTGCGGGTAGAGTAGTTCTAGCTTCTCCTCCATGCCTTACCTCCTTCCGTTAGGTTGACTAGGCTTTGGTGTAGTAGGTCTTACCTGAAACAACGTCGGTGTCCGCTGTCTTGAAGTAGAGTCCAGTGGTGCCTTTCTCTCAATAGGTTCCAATGTTGGCTTTAAGAGGATTGGCAACGGAAGCAAAGGTGCTGTTCATGTCGATGACTGCGGAGCGGGTATCGTCTGTGAGGGCGATTAGTCCGTGACGCTCGTAGACAACGGTGTTGTCTTTGCTTTCAATGTCGCGGTCTTGCTCAACTGTGCCTTCACGTTTGACGAAGAAGGTGATAGCGCCTTTCTCGGAGACGTAGACGGTATCTGCGGGGACTAGGTTGGAGAAGACGCAGGGGATTCCTGCGATTGTGCCGAACTGTCCTGTGTAGAGGATCTCGCCTTGTTTGGAAGCTTCAAAGAGTGCGTCTTTGCGGACTTCCGCACGTGCGTCTGCGCCCATGATGATGAAGAGGTCGGTGATATCGGCTTCCGCTGCTTTGGGTAGGGCTGCAACTGCGTCTACAACGGCTTCGTAAAGGGAGGTGTAGGCTTTAGCGTCGAAGTGGTTAGCGATGTTGGCTAACTCGGTGAAGTACTCGCCGCGGATTTCGTTTGTCATGGTCTTACCCGCACCGTCCGCTAAGACGTTGACGATGTTGGGGTCTGCCATAACGTCCATGTCGTTGTACTCGTAGGTCTGTTGGTAGCGTCCAACGGTGTAGTCCGTGTAGGAGAGTCCAACTGCGCCTTTCTGGGTGTTCTTTGCGCCTTTGTTGAGGTTCTCTACGGTGCCGCTGTAGGTATATTTGTAGACTCGTTTGGTGAGTCCTGCCGCGTTCTGGAGGTCGGTGTCGACGGTGAAGAGTGCGCGGGTGTCTAGGTAGGTGTTGACAATGTCTGTGATTTTGGCTTCTACAACTTGGTTGGGAATGGTTTGGATTGCCATTAGTTTTCCTCCTTCTTATTTAGCAAGCTGAGCGTAAAGTTCTGGGTTCTGCGCGAACAACTCCGCTTGCTTGGTTAGTGGCATTCTCTGGAATTCTTGCTTGGTTATGGTCTTGTCTGTCGGGAGGTTCTTCTTGGGCGTGGAGGTCGAGAGTCTGCGTTCCACCTCCGCCTTGACTGAGTTCTTGAACTCCATCTCCAAGAGAGAGATGTTGTCACTCATGGTCTGCGCGTCCTCCGCCACTACGAAGTCAACTAGCTTCGCGGATATGCCCCTGTCGCTTAGGATCTGCGCCGCCGTTGCCTTGTTCTCCGCAAGCGCTAGGGCGTGTTCCTTCTCGGCTATGGCCTTCTCTCGTGACTCTAGTTCGTACTCGTAGCGTTGCTGCTCGTTCATCTTCGCAAGCTTCTCCGCTTCCTTGATGCGTGCGTTGGCCTTGCGCTCTGCCTTCTGCATCGCCTGTTGTACTCGTCGGTCTACCTCCGCCTGGAGTTCCTCCGCGGTGTAGGTCTGCGGGGCTTCCTGCTGCGTGGTATCCTCTGTGGCTTCTTCTGTGACGTTGTTGACGTTCTCTTCCATTTGAACCTCCGTTCCGAGTTGTAGCGCTGTGACTACCCCTCAATAGGTGCGGTTGTGGCGCAAGGCTACCCCCGCATGATTTACTGTTTCTTTCTATTGGATATGAAAAAGGGAGGGCCTTCCTTAATCGAAGTTGCCCTCCCCATCTTTGTAGTGTTCGCCCTTGCTGGCCTTGGACTTGAGTAGCATCCGGTACCAGTCCGTGTCGCTAATCTCCGGGTGCATCTCCGCGTATATCTCCAGGAGTGACCATATCTCCATGAGGGAGAGTGATATCCCGATGGTTATGAATATGGGCTGGAAGCCAAGGTCCAACCCGCTCAACAGCATCGCGTCCACTATGTCCGCGACAACCATTAGGCCGAAGTTGGATAACTTGCGGACAACCCCCTCCCTGAACTGGTGGGAGGAGAAGTCGTGCTGATACACGAGTGCGTTGAGACTCCCGTATAGCAAGTCCAAGAGAGATAGGAATAGCAAGGCGATGATAAGGGTCTGCGGGGCCTGTCCCCGCAATGGCTCTAGGAATGGCTGTAGGTACATCTGTTCACCCCCTAAACGTCTATGAGGAAGCTGCACGTGCAGTTGGGGTGCTTGGGTATGAGAGACTTGATTGTGTCGAGGGGGTAGGATCTTCCGTCATGCTCCTGGCACTCGTCGCAGGGGTCGTTGGCGTAGAAGGTGCCTGTGGCGAAGCCCATGGTCTTGTACTTGTCCACCTGTGACATTACCTGCACGTGCGCCGTCTCCGTGCGTGCTATGCGGTAGCTGCAGTACTCCTGTACCCCCATCCTCTCGAAGAGCTTGCGGGATATCTTGTAGGGAGTCTCGCCCCTCGCCGCGAAGTCCTCTATTCCTGAGCGGAGTTCCCGCAACAGCTTCTGCTTGTTGTGCCATATGCGGTCCGAGAACTCGCGCCCGTCCAGGCACCATATCTCGTGTACCGCTGTCTGCGGGTCTATCGCGGTGGGGAGGTTGAAGTCCACCTTGCGGCTACCCTTGGGTACCCACCTCTCCAGGATTCTCTGCGCTTCCTCGTAGGCGTGTATTAGTCCCTCCTCGGTGATTCTGACCTCCTCCCCTCCCAACTCCCTCGTGAGTTCGTTGAGTCGCTGCAGGAGCTCGTTGTACTCCTTGGTGCGGTAGAGGTCGTTGAGGTAGGGTTCCCCTCGTAGGTACTTGTCCGTATCCATCTTGAAGAGCGTGGCGAACAACTCGTCCTCTATCTTGCGGGACTGCGTGGCGTAGAGTTCCCGCAACCTCTGCTCCATCTCCTCCGTCGTGGAGGTGTATAGGCGGTTCTGCTCCTGCGCTATGCGGTCCTGCCAATAGAATCTTGTGTCTTTTCTCATGCGTGCCATAGGCTACTCCGCATGGGATCCAAAGTCGTAGAGGTCTAGGCCCATTGTGTTCTGTGCTTCAAGACGTGCCATTTCCTCGTGTACATCCGTGACGAAGGGGACCTGGGAGAGTAGCGTCTCGTCGGAGACAAGCCCTCTTAGCTTGTTGATGGTGTCCGCCACGTCCGCGATGTTGGTTGGGAGGTTGGGCGTGAAGCTAATGTCAACGTCGTAGGCTTCCATATCCAAGAGAGTGAATACGTTGTTGAGGAGCTTGAGTCTCTGCTGTATGGCCTTGCGGAAGTTACCCTCTATGTTTGCCGCGATGTTGTTGAAGCCCACTAACTTGAATTGGAGTGCTATACCACTTGAAACGCCAGTAGCGAATTCCTCACTTGAGAAGTCCGGTGAGTTGGCAATGGTGTGTATCGCGGTGTTAATCTCGTCTAGGAGGTTCTGAACCTGGGTGTCCGTGGTGTTCTTGGTTAGGTATGCGGCTGTAGCATCATCGTCCAGGACAAGTACGCGGTTCTCCTTCATCTTCGCGAGGTCCTCCGCGTCTGCCGTGATGTTGGTGAGGACCAGGTAAGCGTCAACGAAGGCCTCCCAGTCGTTGATGGAGTCGCTTAGCATTTTGTTATATGCGTCCTGTAGCCCCATGATGCACTTGAAGATTGGTTCCCCATCATCTGTGAGGTAGAAGACGGAGAAGGGTACCTCGTCAAAGTAGTGGTTCTCTGGCGGGTCTGCGGGGGTGAGCTGGGTTAGCGCGGGGTCTGCCGTGAAGTGATAGATGTTGGTGGAGTCGTAAACATTGACGCTGTAGCGCGTCTCCCACTCGTCGCTATCCCAGTCAACTATGGGGTAATAGTAGACAACATAGAGAAGTTCCTCGTCCAAGTCTGCCGCGTAGATTGGTACAACCTGTTCTGGGCTTACGTTCTTAAATCTCTTCTCGTTGCGCTCGTTGACGTAGCATAGCTGCGGGGCTACACCGTAGATGAGGGCGTTCTTGAGTCACTCGCTGTCTGAGTTCTGGTAATCGTTCGCCTGGAGTACGTCCAAGAGGTTTGATATGTCCTTGTCTGCGTCGTGTGCCGCGTAGGTCACTGGGTTGCCCGTGATGTACCCACGGAAGTTCTCAACGCATGACTTGCAGTAGTTCTTTACCACGCGGTTGTTGGGCTTGCTGGGGTCCTCGTAGGTGCGGCGCATGATTTGCTGTCCTGTGCCGTCGTAGTACCCGCGTGCCATGCGGAGTTCTGGGAGTACCGTCTCCCAGTGGTGTCGTAGGATCTTAAGGAGTCTCTTGGAGTTGAGTTCCTTGTCCCTGTCTATGTAAATCTTGTTCAAAGTGAAACCTCCTTTATAGAGAGTTCTTTGGTAGTGTCTTGAGTCTGGGCTTGGAGTCCACGCATTGGAGGGAGTAGCGGAGCGCGTCCAGGCAGTGGTTGTACTTGTCTATGGGCTTGTTGATGTACTCGCCCGTGGACCTGTCCTTCTGCCATGAGTAGTTCTCCAACTCCTCCAAGAGATGGACACATGCGGGGTCTACCACTAGTTTGTACTGCTGTAGCTTCTGGATGCCTTGGTTAACGGAGTCCTTGCCCTTGGTGGAAGGCTGGATGCGCCGTATCCCGCACCGCCTTATCTCCTCTATGGACTTCTGTTCCGCGCTATCCGCAATTATCGTGGACTTCTCCAGCCCCATCCCCTTGAGGACGTTGGCTATCTCGTCGTTCAATAGCCCTGTCTGGTAGAACTCGTTGTAGACGTATATGGTGCGGGTGTCCTCGTCCAGAAGTGAGAGGGTGATTGCTGTGGGGTCGTTCACGTATCCGAAGTCAAGTCCCACCAACTGCTGGTATCCCCTCTTGCGTAGTTCGCCTATGTCAAGCTCCTGGGCTACGTAGTTGGTGTAGACCTGCTTGGAGAGTGAACCTCACTCCCCCAGGCAGTAGATGCGGTAGAACATTGGGTTTGTGTCCTTAAAGCCCTCTAGCGCCTGTATGGTGCCTGGATTGAGGAAGCGGTTGTCCCTGTAGGTGGAGTGATGCAGTAGGCAGTTCTTCTCCTTGCACCCTTCCTCGTAGAAGTGCTTGTATACCCAGTTGGCCTTGGACACTGGGTTGGTCATTAGCACTAGTTGGTTGCGGAGCTTGCCCAGTCCGCGTAGGCGTTGCTTCAATTGCGAGAAGGTGTCTAGGCTTATCTCCGAACATTCCTCTATAACTATGTCCGTTAGCCCTGGGATTGACTTCACCTTCTGTTCATCGTCCAGGCCCATGAACAGCATGGTGGAGCCATTGGGGAACTCAATCTTCTTGAGGGACTTGTTTATCTTCACCTTGTCCTTTATGCGGAAGAACTCCAAGGCGTTCATGGTGTCGGACCAGCATGACCTCTCCAGGTCTGTCGCTGAGTGCCTTGTGACTAGGTATTTGCGCCTGTCCATGAGACAACGTATCACCGCACGTTGGAATGCGAAGTAGGACTTGCCGGATCCGCCTAACCTCCCCCAAGAAGTAGGATTATGTCGTGTTCATCGTCCAGTAGGAGCGGCTTGAATGCGTCGTTGAATATTGAACCGTCTATGGTTAGCTTCATGGGGGATACCTCCTTCCTACATGTTGGTGAGCGTTATCTCTATCTCGCTGTCCATGCGTCCGTTTACGTTTATGTTTTGTGCGTTATACCCGCACATGTTGTTGAGTTCCTTTACCGCGTTTATCCTGTCCTGGTTGCGGGTGCCGCTTGTTGCTATCTCCGTTAGTATCGCTATGTTGTTGTCGCGGATCTGCGGGTAGTTCTTGCGGTTCTCCGCACGGAACTCTTCTATCAACTTATCTATCTCTTCCTTGTGCGTGTTGTAGAAGATGTACCCCGCACTTGGACTGAGTGAGGGGTCGTTAGCTGCCTTCCTGTAGGATGCGGCCTTCTGTCCCGCACTCGTGTTTACCATATGCCAGGCGAACTCGTAGATTAGGTATTCCTTCTGTTCTTTGGTGAAGGGTTTACGCTGTGGCATATCTTCCCTCCCTTCATATGAAAATAGGGCTACCCATGATAGGTAGCCCAGGAAATGAAAAGTAGTTTCCCCAACTACTCTATAGGAGTTGGGAATTCGCTTGTCTTGTTAATTGGGTTTGACCCTTAGTCGTGTACCTCGTCCCAGTCATTGGGTACGAAGTTTGAGAACACATACACGTTGGCTGGGGTGCGTAAAGCCCTCGCACGTCCCACGGACTGTCCTAGCGCGTAGGCTATGTACTGTATTTGCTCGTTGCGGAGCCTCTCGTCCGTGTAGAGGTAGAGGGTCTGTGTTATCCCGTTGAGTTCCACCCTCTGGTTCTGCCTTCCAAGAGTCTCTATATCTATTCCCAGGTCTGCCGCCAAGTCCTTGTATCACTGGTGCGGTCTGTCGAACTTCCCCACCACGATTACGTCATTGCCCTTTAGCTTGTCCAGTCCTTGGGAGTTCTGTAGGTGGATCTGGGTGCCGTCAACGTAGGCAACGTCGAAACCGTTGTGCTTCCATAGGCTGTCCGAGTCCTTGAAGCTGATTATCTTTGAGTTGGCTATCTGTTCTTCCGTTAGGTTCTTGCGGATTACCTTAAGGGCTGTGTCAAACTTCTCTTCCGTCATGCCGTGGATGTAGCCTGTACCCCTCGCACCGCTGTACTCCCTGTACACCTTCACGCAACCTGTGTTCTTGGCTATTGGCGCGGTTATAACATCGTCTGTGATGTGTCCGTAGTAGTCCACCAACCTCTGTGTCATTGGTGTGGCTGTCAATAGCTTTACTGGTATCCCCCTCTCCGCTGCCACTCTGATTACGTCGGAAGTGAAGAGTGCGCGGATGCACTTCCTACCCTCTGCCTTGCTTACCATGAGATGCCTTGCGGAGCCCAGTCTTAGCACGTTGTCGATTATGTTTACCTCTGAGACGTTGGAGAGGTACTCTTCTACGTCTATGTCCCCCACGAACCTTCCGAAAGTGTTGTATATGACTGTCCCCTCTGGCTTGTCCAACTCCGCTACCATGTCCTCTATGTACTGCTTGCCGTTGAACCCAACCACATACCTCTTGAGTATGTCAAGTTGCTCCACTGTGATTTTCACGTTCTGTATGAGGGTGTTCTCTATGTTCTCGTCAACTATGATGCGGGAAGCGTAGCTAATTCCCCTGTCGAAGTGTGAGAAGAGTGAGTGGGTGATGATGAAGACTCCGTTCTCGTCCTTTGAGAATAGCTTCTGGAGTTCCTTCTTGCGGTTCTCGTCTTGGGTCTGGGCTGCCGCACCTGCCTTGAGATATAGCTTGTCCTTGTCCGTGTACTCCTGTTCTGAGATGCGGATAATCCTTAGCTTAGGAGCTGCCGCCCGCAACCTGTCCTCAAACTCCCTTGCTAGTAGGTGCGTGGGTACCGCGTAAATCTCCTTGCCTATGCTGGAGGACTTAGAAGCGTAGTCACGAATAACCCTCTCCGTCTTTCCGCTTCCTGTTTGTGACTGGAAGTAGTGAAAACCCTTCTGGTTAAGTATCTGCGTTAGGTTCACGTCCATCCACTCGTCTAGCTCCTGCGGGGTGCATCTCTCCGTGGTGTTCTGCGTGACTCTTTCGTAGTCCCCGCTAAAGAACTCATACATGGTGAGCCTGGTACCTGCCGCAAACACGCAAGGTAGCGGAGGGAGGGCTTCCTTGAACTTAGTGCGGATCTGCGCTTCTGAAATTGAGTGTCCCTTCCAGCTAGGGGAGCTGGGGTCAAAGAAGCTTAGGAAGTCGTTGAATACGTGCTTGCTGGTGTTGTCATAGGCCAGGTAAGCTACGTTGCGGATAAGGTGGAGCCTTTGGTTGTAGTCCATGTATTCCTGGGCTTCCCACATGTCCCATAGAGGGCAACGTCCGCGTAGCTGCTCCCATCAACCTTCTGTTACGCTTGCCTTCTTTGTCGGGGCTTCAACCTCCGCATAGTCGGGGACAAAGTAGGTTTTGTTCCTTATTACCTTAGCCTTTGTCTTGCCCTCCCCTAGCTTGTCATATACCGTCAACGCACCTAGCGCGGCTGTGGTTAGCTTGGGCGCGGTGAAGACGTAGCCCTCTGTCTGTCCCCCGTACCAAATGCGGCAACTGTCCTTTGTGGAGGGGTCAACGCAACTACCGAATACGTCGGAGAACTTCCTCTGTAGGATTCAGATAGCGTCCTCCGCTTCCTTTGCGGATATCGGCTCCCCTAGTTCCCACACTATGCGGAAGTTCTGTCCGTCTTTGTAAGCTGCATTAACGGAACAATTTTGTATCGTTTTGAATTTCTTACTTATATATATATCTTTAAGTAAGAAATTAGAAAGAATACTATTTTCGATTGTCTCTGCGCGTTGCGAATAGCTGTAATAAAGGCCATTTGCGGGGACACCGATTGTCTCCGCGTACTTCACAACGTCCCAAGGAGATACGTCCGCACCGTCGAAGTCTAGCGCAAGGGCTGATACCTGTAGGATCTTGGTCTTGGCCCTTCGCAAGGTACCCTTCTCATAGGTGCCGCCCATTCATGCGTGTCCCTGCGTGGCCTTCTCAATTAGCGTAACCATATCCACGCTAACCTCGTTGTAGCTGCGGAGGTCGTTGAGTTCCCGCACCTCGATATCATTGGGTTTTGTCTCGTAGCCTAGTTTGCTTATTAGTAGCTGCATATTATTCCTCCATTGCTCATATTCTTAGGTTATGGTGTAGAACCTGCGGAGGTTGCCGTCCTTGTCGATGATGTAGTTGCGCGTCTCCTTGTCCTCTTCCCCGCGATAAATCTTGTCCTTGATTCTGCGTTCTCTTTCCGTGTCGGAATAGAACTTCATCCATTGGTCGAAAGTCATTCCAGTCATACCTAACCTCCTATTTGTCTAGTAGTTGCTCTAGTTTTAGTTCCGCGTAACTGATGATTGCTAAGGTGTTGCTAATTAGACCTACAGTAAGAATGATTGCGGCGATTATCTCCATTAGGATCTCCTTTCTATTGTTGGATGAAACTGCGAACACATAAGCGTAGGAACTCTGATTGAGTCATACAATGTTTCTCGCAGTACTTAACAACCTTCTCGTAGAAGGTAACGGGTACTCTAAAGCTAAGTGTCTTCATAGGTTCTTTCTTCATTACTCTCTCCATTCTCTTAATACGTATGCGCAAATTACTCCAAATAAAGGAGGGGACTAAATCAGTCCCCTCTAAGCAAATGGAGAAATAATGCGCTATTACATTAGACTTGGGTGTAACCCCTAACTAAGCTTCCTCTGGTAAGGGAGCTTAGGTAGGAGGACTGGAGATAGGCCCTTGTCCTCTTCCTACCTCCAGTTCCGTGCGCGAATTGTAATGGCTGAATACAACTTTTCTCTCTACTCAATATGGATTTTGGAGAACACTTCTAATCGACTTTTACCCAACATTTTTGGGATCTGCCTTCCGCACTCGCATTAGATGCTCTAATTAACCTACTGGTATGGATAGTGGATGCGAGGTGCTTGGGCCTTTCCCTTTCATTAAGATATGAAAATTGCGGCCTATCCTTTTTTAAAAGTTACCCAACTTTTTTTGTCCCTGCGGATGCGGTTTTCCTTGGCCCCATTTTTGAAAATAGAAAAAGGGACCTTACCAACTAGTAAGGCCCCTTGGAAGAATAATAAAAACTCTTATTTAGAACTGTTTAAACACCTCTCCAAGTTGTCCGCCTTGGAGTTGAGGTAGCTTGCGAGTTGTCGGAAGAGGGAGATGGTCTTCCGCAAGTCCTTCTTGGTGACGTACTCCTTCTCTTGGGCTTCCTGGAGGAGGTTGGTGAGTTCCGCTGTGTTAATTGCGAAGTTCTCCCCCTCGTTGAAGGATACCTTCGCGCCGAGGATTTCCGCAAGGGAGTCCTCAATCCTCTCAACTTGTGAGTTAATCTCGTCGTGCGTGTCCTCCCCCTCCACGTCGTAGGCGTGGACTAGGAAGCTTGCCTTGTCCTCCAGGTAGACTAGATAGAGGGTTCCCATCTACTTGCTCTCCTCTTCCTTCTTCTCCTCTTCTTCCTTGGCCTTGCGTGCTGCGTAGGCCTTCTTGCCGCGCTCAATGGCTGCGGCCTTCTTCTCCCTGCGGATGCGGTTGACGGTTGCCATGAGGTTCTCGTCCGTCTCGTAGAGGTCAATGAAGAACTGCAGGAAGTAAGCGTCGTTAATGTCCTTCATCTCCTTCCAGAAGACGGAGTAGGAGATATCGTTCTCCGTGGACGTGAAGCTGTAGAGGGTGTTGCGTAGCGTAAGCATCTTCTTGGCGGTGGAGACGTTTGTCCGCACCTTGTTCCCGTTCTTGAACTCGAACTCCACGAAGTCCTTGTCCGTGATGGCAAGCTTGATAACCTCCGCGGCCTTGTCCGCGTCGTTGATAACCATTGCGGGGGTCCAGTCCTCGCTCTCCGCAAGGTTGAGCGAACGGATCTTAGCCTTGACTTGCTCTACTGCGCCCATTGTTACTTCCCTTCTCTTGGAGAATTGAACCTAAATCGGAGTATAGCTATCACTCTTCAACATATCCCTGCGCTTCGTCCATCTCTCGCTGGAAGGTACTTGATAGCTTCTGTGCGCCGAGTATCTTCGCGTCCTCGTTAGCGTCTCCGTAGGTGTCAAGTGTCATGGACCTGGAGCTGTGTCCGAACATGAGGGAGAGGGAAGCTATGTCCATTCCGGACCTGATGCCCACCGCGCCGAGGTTGTGCCTTAGCCCGTGCGGGATAACCTTCTTCCCGTAAGCGTCCTCTAGTCCGTGGCGTTTGATGAACTTGGAGAAGCTGTTGGAGTAGGTGCTTGGGGATAGGTAGTCCTTTCCCCGCAGGACGTAGTGGTGTCTCTCGGGCCTTTTGGCTTCGTAGACCTCTTTCAATACGTCGATTAGTTGCGGGATCATGGGGAAGGTGCGGAAGCTGCTCTCGTTCTTGGGCACCTTGGTGTACGTCTCCCTCTCCCCTATTCCGATAGCGGAGGAGACTGTGAGTGTCCCCGATTCAAAGTCTATGTCGTTCCATCGTAGAGCGCATATCTCCTGCCTTCTAAGCCCTCCGTAGAAGGCTAGGAAGATTCCCGCGTACATTGGGTCCTCTGGGGTGAAGTCCTCATGTACGCACGTGATTAGTTCGTCCATCTGTTCTGCAGTTAGGTGAGTCTTCCTCTTGGTCTTCTTCTTGGAGTACTTCACTTGGTTGAAGGGGTTGACTGATATCTCTCCCAGGTCCAGGAAGTGCTTGTACACCTTGCTTACTATGGTTGTGCAGGTGTAGATGTACTGTTGTGACAACCCCTCCTTGGAGAGTTGGGTTATCCAGTTGGCTATTGCGTCCCTGTCCAACTCCAGGAAGAGAATGTCTCCGATATAGGGTTTGATTCTCCTTCTGAGGATGGAGGATTCCGTGCGGTGGCTGGACTTCTCCGTTAGCCCCATAGAGAGTTGGTAGTCGAGGTACTTCTCAACTACCTCCCCTACAGTCTCCCTCTCCTTCTTGCGGTAGGAGAGGTTGGGTACTTTCTCGCTCGTCTTGTTTAGTTCTTCCATCCACTCTTGTGCAAGCTTGTCCGCTTCCTTCTTCCCCTTCGCGTCCGGAAGCATCTTGGAAATCTCTCTCCATTTGCCGTTGGGGTCTTTGTACTTGAGTCGCGCTTGCCAGGGCTTTCCCTTGCGGTTCTTGAGTTGGTGGACACTCGCGGATGTATACTTCATCCCACTCCCCTAACTACTCTTTTCCTCCCAAGAGAAGTATAGGAGAAATAGTCCGTAAATTTGCGGAACAATATGCGGAATTCTACTCATTATTTAACCGTTTCCGCAGGTAATCGACTTATATAAGTTATGGACTGGGACTAACCCTTTACCGTTTCTTCATACTATTTCCGCAGGTAGTGGAGTTGTTACCTATGCGGAACACTTAACTTTGGGAACATATTTGCGGAACATTTGCGGAACATTCCGCAATATATGCTTCATTTGCTTCTCTTGGATCTTTAGACCGCGATTACCTGGGTGAGGACTCAATAGCCGTTGGTGTACTTAATGCCGTTAGCCGTACCGCTAGCGTTGTTGTCGTTGTTGCCAGTGATTTTGTTGTCGCTGACGTAGAAGTACTTGGTGCCAACCACACCGAACTTGCTGGTAGCCAAGCGTGCCATGCAACCTGCACCGTTGTGTTGCGTCTTGGGGATGAAGGTGAACTCGTGTCCCCAGTTCTGTACGGTGCTGCTCGTATAGGGTTGCCAATGTAGAAGGATGCCTGATGGACAAGTCGAGATGTTGTGTGATAGGTTCGCGGTGTGTCCGCCAGTCATGTAAAGAGTGCCAGACCAAAGGATGGTACCAGGTGCGGTGGTGCCAAGTTCTAGTGCGGAGCGCCATGCGGCTGTGTCGTTGACTGAGACAGACTTAGTCCCGTCCTGGGCGATGCCGAGGTCTAACCTGTTCTCCGCACCACCCGCGTTTGTGGCTACAATCGATAGTCCGACTTTTCCATTGGCTTCAATTCTAGGAACAATCTCCCCTAGAGTCGCACCTGTTGAGTCAACCAGTCTGACAACTCCGGTTCCATCCGTCTGTGCGGAGGGGTTGGTGCCGTTGGTTAGGTTACTTGAGTAGAGGTCCGTGCTTCCGTCCCACCTGACCGCCAGGGCGTTGGATCGTGCGTTGGTGCCTGTGCCATTACCGACAATGACTGCGTATTTGCCGTAGTTATTATATCCACTTGGGTGAATCGTCGTTGTAGCGCTGTCAATCACATTGAACGAGCCTAGAGTAGTCTGGCTATTCTTTGATGCCGTAGTCCAAAAACCCTGCGCGTGTGACCCATCTCCAATAGCTTTTGAGCCGTGACCCTCCGCATGTGAATCTTCCCCACTAGCTTCCGTTAAGTTACCTTCCGAGTGTGCGTTGTTATTGCTTGCGGTCGTGCAATACCCCTCTGCATGGGAGTTCAAGCCTGACGCGGTGCTGATACCTCCCTCCGCGTGGGAATCTTGTCCTCTTGATATGCCGCTACCTTCCGCATGTGAACCGTTCCCAGTTGCATTGGAGGCACCCTCCGCGTGCGCTTTCCAGCCTGACGCGGTGCTACCTCCCTCCGCGTGGGAAGCGAAGCCTGATGCGGTGGCACCGTAGCCCTCCGCATGACAAGCTACCCCGTCGCTCAACACTTTCGTGTCGAAGCCCTCCGTGTGGGAGCATCAACCTGAGTTAGTCGTGTAGTAGCCCTCTGCAAGTGACGCAGGTCCGGAGCATGTATTCATTACTCCAAAAGTAGAAGAGTAGGTGTTGGACACGTTGTTGTCATAGCCCGCCGCGAAACCGTTGGGTGCGTTAATTGTGTTGGTGCCGAAGGAGAAGGTGTTTGCGGTGTGGTGGGAGTTCAACATGAAGGAGAAGATGATTACGTCTCCCACGTTGCAGCCTGAGCAGTCAACGTCTATCTCACCCCAGTTCGCTCTGGTTCCGTCGGGGTAGTCGTAGTAGTACTGCTCTCCCGTGGCTCCACCTCATTCCCATATGGTGTTGTCCGTGACTCCGTTTACCGTGAGGTTCTCCGTCCCGTCTTCGCTGAAGTGGATGAACAAGTAGATTATTCCAGCATTTAGGAGTGCGGATGTGACGTTGATTGTGATTGACTGCATACCGCTTGACTCCGCGACTTTGAAGTAGACCTCCCCGGTCTTGCTCAATGCGGTGATTGAGTCGCTCGCTATATCGATGTGGCTTCCGTCACTGTAGCCAATCGTTGTCCCCCTCTCGCCGAACATCGCGCATATGTTGCTGTTCTTGTTTCCCTTGCCGTCGAAGATAGAGACTGAGGTCACGCTTGCCCTGTACTCAACTACCACGTCGGTCCCGTTGCTGATTGGCGCGGGGAATGTGATGGTTGCAGCGTTGAGTGTGTAGTCGGTGATTTCAACACCTACGGATACAACTCTTGTAGGTGCCGTAATTAGGGTGCGGGTGTTGGTGGTGCCGTCTCCTGTGAAAGTCTCTTTGACCGTGTAAATGGCAACGACTTCCGCACCTGCCGCGGGAGCAAAGTTAATCATGATTGACTGATTGTTGTTCCAATAGTAGTTCTGGTTGACGTTGTCCTGTTCCTCCGTCTCGTTGAATCGTATGTCAACCCCGTCAATAGTGACCGCAACTAGTGGGTTGGGGTTATATAGGCTGAACTCGCTTGGTTGCGTCTTAAAGTAGAAGTCCTGGGTTGTACCGTCCCCTGTGAAAGTCTCCTTCACGATGTACTCAATGGTCACGGCTTCGCCACTTGCGGGTGGTGTCGTGAAGGTGAGGACGTTGGACTCAATGGTGTATCCCCTTGGGGAAATGACTTTAGTTATGTCGACGGGAGCTTGTCCGAGGGTGAAAGATGTTCTCGTTCCGTCTCCCGTTAGTGTCTGCTTGGCGTACTGTGCGGGTAGTAGGGCTAGGAGGTTGTTGTCGTTGTGACGGAACAACTCTCCAAGAGAGTTGAGTAGAACGTCTGGACCATTGTGGTAGCTGGTCTTACTCATGTCCTTCCAGTTGCCCTGCTCCTCTACGGTGACGTGCGCCCCGTTGTTGTCGCTCCAGAAGTGCTGGCCCGTGGCTTCCGCTATCTGCTGTGCGGCTGTTGCTGCGCTCACCGCGGAGTTGATTTGGGTTGTCTGTTGCTGGATTGTTCTCTCGTGCGCGACTAGGGTAATTTCATGCGAAGCTAGGGTCGTGCCGTGCGTCTCCAGTGTCGTTTCGTGCGTGTCTAGAGTCTCCTGCTGTGCGTCTCCGCTGCCAACCGTGCCTAGTACAGTGGGTTCCCCGCCCACTAGGGCTATCATCACTCTGTCTCCCTCTTGGACGTGTCCTATGGTGGGGAGACTCTCTATGTTGGTGAGAAGTGGGGTCACTTCCTGCTCTTCCGCCACTACCTCTTCGTCCTCCAGGACTATGTTCTCGGTTGCGGAGACAACGTCCCCTGAGTCGGGTTCGATGCGTTCTCCCAACTCCATCACTATTGGGGTGGTGTCACCGCCTGGGTCCCCCGTGTCCTGGTCCACCGTGGGTATCGTCGGATCGTCCTCTGGTTCCTCTATGTCGTTGGTCGCTGGTAGGTTATTGATTACGTCCTCGTCTGAGGGGAATACTTCCTCGATGATTCCAAGTGTCTCTTCTTCCAAGTTACTCGTCCTCCTCTACCGCTTCATCATCGTCCCCTTCCCAGAAGACTATTTCCACTTCCTCTTCGTCCTCTTCCTCGTCCTCTTCCTCAATAGCGTCGATATCATCGTCCTCCCCTCCAAGAGTGAGGTAAGAGTAGGAGTCGAGGTCCTCGTCCTCCTCGCTGAGGATTGGCGTGTCTAGCTGAATCTGGACCTCCCCGTTGGCGGAGGTGGAGACTGCCACCGCGTAGATTATTTGCGTGGCAGTCTCGGTACCGTCGCGGGAGTCGCTGCCGTTGAAGAGGATTGACGCTAGTTCCTCTAGTGCCATGTCTATACCTTCCTTATCTTCACGTGCATCTTTGCCCCAACGGATAGGTTGAGGTCAATGTTTGAGACTAGTCCCGTGATGCTGATGTTGTCGTATCGGAGCTCGATTACCTCCCCCACCTCGATTGGCTGGTAGTAGGTGTCGAACTCGTAGTAGATTGTCTTTGTGTTCGCCTGGGCTAATAGCGTCTTTGCCCTGTTGTTCAACCACTGCTGGTAGGGCTTACCCGCGGAGGTCACCTTGTAGTACTTGGTAATCCACCTTCCCGTGTTCTGGTAGCTGCGGGGTTCGTTCGCCGCAAGCGCGGCCTTACCTATGTACTGGGTTACCTTCTTGCCGTTCTGATGGTCAAAGACGCAGACAACGCGGTTGGGTATCTCCTTGATTGAGTTGGATATGTCTAGTCCAGGGAGTATGACGCTGTTCTTGTTCGCCACTATCGTGTGCGCTATGGACTTCTTCTTGTCCGCTGGCTTGCGGTAGGGTCTTAGGATCGTGTGTCCGTGCGGGGACACCGCTATCTCCCCTCCGCATGAGTCCGCTATCTTCTGGAGGATTGACATAGGACTTGAGCCAACGTCGAAGACAACCGTCTTGGATAGCTTCACGTCCTTGATGCCCTCAATCTTGGGGGTCCCGCCCAGGGACTTGAATATGTCCTTGTAGCAGGCGGAAACCGTCTTGCCCTTGGAGAGTGACCACTTCTGCGCGATGGTATCGTCTATGTGCCGCGCAAGGGTACTCCGCAACTCCAGGGTCCCCTTGTACGTCCCGTTCTCGTAGTGGAGGTTCGCGGTGAAGAAGAAGGTGCCTATCTCTATCCTCTTGGACTCTCCCAATAGGGTGGGACAGTATCAGATGCGGATTAGGTACTCCTGCTCCTGCATGTTGGAGGGTGCCTGAATCACGTTGAGGTTACCCGTCACCTTTAGGTCCGAGTTGTAGGAGAAGGAGAGTGTCCCGCCTGTCACGAGACACTCTAGGTTCCCTAGTGTGGTGTTTATGTCCTTGCAGGACACCTTCTCGAACTCGAAGTGGTCAACGCGCCCCGATTGGTTCCAGTCCCAGGCCATGCTATACCACCTCCACCATAGAGACGTTGACGTTGTAGAGGTCGTTCCCCTCGTTGTCTATCTTCACCGAGGTAAGGCCAACCTTGTACATGTCCCCGCGGTTGTTGCGGAAGTAGTAGACCCCCTGGTTGTTGCGGACGGTGTCCCATGCCCTCTTGCGGGAGTACTCCCCTCCGTAGAGGTTTGGCTTGTCCACTACCATTGCGCTGAATGATAGGTCGGTGACCTCTCCCCTTCCGTAGAAGACAACGCTCTTCTCCCTCCCGTAGGGAAGCGCCGTCTCCATCTGCGCGGAGCTTGAGAACTCGTACTTGGGATTGCCCCACGCAACCGCGCATGTGGTGGGATCGTCCTCCTTGTTGAAACGATATGCCTTCGCGGTAGGGTGTATGCCCTCTATAGTCTCAACGTCCTTGTAGTCCTCCGCGTCCTCCTCCTTAATCGTCACGTCTAGGTCTAGACCGATTGGCGGGAGGAAGTCGAAGGTGCTTGTCCCCGTTAGATTGATTGACTTGGCAAAAGGTGCCATTGAGTAGGGCTTGCCGTTGTAGGTGTAGGAGACGTTGCATCCTATGTTAGCCAATGAGATAGAGTCGTTGTTCGTCGCCTGGACCTGTAGGAGTCCCGTCTCCTCGTTCCAAGAGTAGGAAGTGGTAACGTCAATGTCCCTGCGGGGGTCTATGACCGCTCCCGTGGAGAAGCGAGTCTCCGCACCGTCACCTGTTATGAAGCGTATGTCCGTGATGAGTTGCTCCCCCGCCGCCACGCTTCTCTTAAGTCTCCCTATTGGGACGTTCACTAGTCCGGGCTGGTATCCAGTCCTTGGCTGCGGGGTCGTGTTCTCCGTGAGGTATGCCCTCTCCAACGTGGCGGTGTACGCCTTGTTGAGGAGCTCGCGTCCGGAGGAGTCCTTGATTGAGTTGACCGCTATCTTCTGGGTTCTGTCCCATATGTAGTTGAACTTAATCTTTAACCCGCCGTCCGCGGCTGTTATGAGAGTCTCGTCCTCAACCGCCGCCCTCTTGAATATCTGGAGGACTTGGGAAGCCCATCCCCCGTGGCGTGCCTGTGAAGCGTTCACCGTGCGTATGCGGAAGCGGAACTCCCTTGCGTCGTCCGTCGCGGGGATCATGTAGTTGGTGAAGGTATAGAAGGTTTGGTAGGTGCTGTTCTTGTTGATGCCCCTGTTGGCCTTCATTCACCTATCTATTGGTCTTGCGGCTTCCGTAACGTCGTAGGGTATGCCGCTCACCCCGCAAGCGTTCCTCCAGGCGCTCCAGTTGGTCCATTGCGCGCCCTTCTGCTTCGCCACCGCGTTAGTGTATCTGCTTCTCTGTTGGTACTGTATCTGGAAGGGGTAGGTCTTCGCGTTCTGCTTGAAGCCAACCTTGATTGAGAACTTGCCGTTCTCCCCCGTGAATATCTTGGTTGCCATGTTCTGTCCCGGGTTGGTGCAGAAGGCTATCTTGGAGACGGAGGGTAGCTTGTTGTTTAGCTTGGTTTTCGTGGCCTTCGCCATTTACATCATCCCCTTCCGTGCCATTGCGTTCATTAACTCTATGAACTTACCCTCAATCTGAGAGTCGTTGTTAATCTGAGTGCCGTTGATGTAGACGTTGTAGTTCGTGCTTCCTCCCACCGTAGCAACCTGCGCCGCGCTTCCAAGAGAGGAAGACACGGTTAGGTCCGTCCCCTGTATCGTGTCGGTGACTCCCTGTAGCTGCTTGCGGAGTTGCGGTAGCGCGTTGTCTATGCCCTGCATTAGACCGTCCATAATCCATCCGCCGTTGGGGACTAGGAGCTTCTTGTCGTAGGACTCGGGGCCTTTGTGGGATGCTATCCAGCTTCCCATACCACTCACCTTGTCCTGAATCCACTTCCATCCCGCGGTGATGCCGTTTAGGAGTCCCTGCATGATACTCTTACCCGCGCCGTAGAGAAGGCTTCCGAGGTTGCCTAGCGCGGAGGTTATCCTGGAGGGAAGGCTGCGGAACTGTTGGTAGACGTTGTTTGTCATGTTCCGCACTGGTGCGAGTATCTGTCCCACTCGTGAGGATATGGCCTGTATCGCCTGTCCCATGACGTTTCCTATGGCACCTAGTATCTGCGGTGCCGCGTTCCTTACCGCGGTGACAATCGCAACGAATAGCTTGAAGGCCGTTGATATCACCTGCGGTATGAGCGTGGGTAGTGAGTTTATGACCATTACCAACGCGGAGGACAGTCCGCTAATGAGTTCCGGTGTCAAGTCAATCAAGAGTTGGCTTACCCCGTTGAAGACGCTGGAGAGTAGCGACTGCGCCGCGGGTAGTAGCCTTGGTGCCATCTCCCGGATCTTCGCGGAGATAACCGGAATGACCTGCGGGAGTCTCTCCGCCACCGACTCTATGACTGGCATGAGGTTGTCTATGACGTTGCCAACCGAGTCCATGAGGTCGGAAGCTATCTTGCCCACGTCCTTGGAGGGGTCCGCAAGCGCTCCCATGAGGTTCTCTCACGCGGCCTTGGTGGATGCGATTGAGCCTGATATCGTCTTGGAAGCTTCCTCCGCCGCGTTTCCCGCTATTCCTTGTTCCTCTTGGATAACGTGTATTGCCGAGTACACGTCGTTGAGGTTGTCAATATCGTAGTGGACCCCTGAGAAGGCTTCCGCGTCCGCCAGGAGTCTCTCCATCTCTTCCTTGGTACCTCCGTAGCCAAGTCTGAGGTTGTCGAGCATGTTGTACTGCCCCTTTGCGAAACCCTGGTATGCGTTCTGGATTGACTCCATATCGGAGCCGAAGACGGAAGCGTTGTCCGCCATGTCCTGTAGCGCGGAGTCCGCCGCGGTTGCTGCCGCCGCCGTGTCCCCTCCAAGAGAAGAGATTAATGAAGCGGAGAAGCCTGTAACAGTCTCCATGTACTCGTTTGCGGACAACCCTATGGTTGAGAAGGCATTCTGCGCGTTGTCTATTACAGTCTGGGCTGCACCGTCCCCGAATAGCTTGGTGACTCCGCCCTCTAGCTGCTCCATGTCCGCGTAGGTGTCAACCGCGCTCTTGGCTATCGCCGCGAATGCCGCCGCTGCAGCTGCACCTGCCGCCGCGAGTGCCGTTGCGACAAACTTGGCTGCGCTCGCTAGCCCTCCCTTGAGCTTCGCGCCAAGGGAGTCCGCGTTCGTCGCGGAGGTTTCTAGGTCGGATTGGAACTGCTCCGCCCCGTCTAGCTTTATATGTGCTTGTAAGGTGCCTAAGTCTAGCAACTCGTTACACCTCCTTGTTGTTTAGGTTGTTGAATCGTCTGATTGCTGAGTAGTCGGGTTCCTCCTGCGTGAACCTCCAACAGTCCTTGAGGTAGTCCTTGCCCTCCTCCGTCTCCCGCAACTTGATTACCAGCGCGTCCCGCAGGAGCTTGTTGTAGGTGAGGGTGTCAAGTCCCATCTGCTTGTCTATTGGGAGTCCGAACTTCTCGTAGACAAGTGAGTAACCGTCCAGGCCAACCTGTAGGTATGGTTCTAGGGTTCCATTGCCTGTTGGCCTTGAGGGAAATTTACCTCTTCGTCAACCTCCTTCTGCCAATAGGAGAAGTAGTCCTGGATAACGTAGGAGACTACTTGGAAGTCGTACTCCTCGCGCAACTCCTCCTTGGTGAAGCTGCGGCCCTCTTC